ATTTTTGCCAGTGTTTCAGCTTCCCATCCGGTCAGCGGAATCTTAACAAGGCGACCACGACTCTATCTCTTGCCATGATTGGCCTATATATCCCATGCCATTAGCAATTCCAGGGCGCAGCCTAAACAGATATTCAATTAAATGCTCGCACCCTTCCGTTTCCGGCATGTCAGGCTCAACACCAAGCCCGTCAACAAACTGCGCGTAACGCGATTTACTTGCCTTCTCTGGCGTAGCGTTTAGCCACGCCAGATGCTTGCAGTAAATTAATAACGCATTGCGCGCAGTTAGATAAAATTTGCCCGGTCACTGATAAAAATATCAACTTGTTCGCGCACCCAAGCCAAATCAGTGTACACGCCGATAACTGCATCACGGCTAAATTCGCTGTTCCCTTGGTAGCTCAGGTTATCCCATCCAGTAGTCATTTCAGCGAGCAAAGCAATAGTTTCCTGCTCGATCATTTCGCTGGTTTTTGGATCGGATTTTTTCTTGGTTGTGAGCGCCGTATTGACGTTTTTGTGACGCGTTTTCGCGTACAAGTCTGAGTCGCGCCCCATCAGCCAAAGACCAACGGCCTTTTTTGTTTTTTCGCGCTCAATTGGATCGCTGATTGACTCGTCATATTCGTACAATGGCAAACCAGTGCCGGGGTTAACCAAATGCAGGAACGCACCAGCATTGGCTTTTTTCTTTGGGTTAAGTGCTGATAAATCCATAATGCTCTCTCTGTCTGAATTATTTCTCTGTCTGCGGTTAACGACACCGGGGACGCCGACAGAGAGGGTTAACGCCCCGGTACGGTTCTTGCGAACGCTATTACACTTCTGGGTCTTCGATCAAAATGTCATCGTCAATTGCCAGAGTTGAGTTTGCCATCACAATAGAATCAGTTGAGCCTACGGTGATTGGTCGGCTTGTTACTTGCGCGGTGAAATACACTGACTTCAATGCAGGGTTTTGAATATCAACCTTGAACGCATAGGAATCATCGTCATCTACGGCAGTTTCAAGGATTACTTGACCTGCGTCGTCGTCAACGTCGAATGCGTAAGGCACATCGACATCACCATTGTCATATGAGCCCTTGCGCTTGATTGTCTGGCGAGAACCAAGAGGCAAATGGGTGATGACGTTGTAAACCTTACCGAATTGTGGGATTTCAGTTACTTCGCCGACTTCAGTCCAAGTTAACGCTTCAAAACCAGCCTTATTGTAAGTGGCTGGCAATGTTGCGCTAACAAAAAGCTTGGAACCTGCGGCGGTAATAGCTGCGCTTGGCATAAAAATTACTCCTAACTAAAACGGGATCAGGTTGGCCTGCCCGCAACTTTGATTACCGCATCAGCGGTGCCTAAGCCGTTGCTGTCACCAACAATCGGCAATCTCTTAACGTAACCGGGGAACGTGCGAGTAGTGCCATCGCTTAACGTCCAAATGCAGGTTACTTTTTTACGTGTTTCTCTCGCTAATTCCATCGCGTTTTGTCCGGCGTCGGAAAAATCGCGGTATAGCCTTAGCGTTATCGAACCCCAGTCAGCTTGCCCAGGGAAAAAAATAGTTTCGTTTTCTGCCACCGCTTTAAATGCAACATCGGGCACTGATCCATCATTGACTTGAAAGCCGCGAATTTTTCCAACGGCCTGACCATCGAAAGTAAATGTGCAGCCTTGGGCGTCGATGAAAGCCATTAGTAATCCTCAACAAAGCATCGAACGATAATTTCAAACGCCCATCGCTTGTTATCCAGAATGTACGCGCCACCTACAACGCCAATAGGCTCGAACTTAATCACGCCTGTGGTTGTTTCCAGTCCCGCGAATGCGTCATAAATCTCCTTGGCCTTTGCATCGACTTCAACCGTTTTAGTGGGCGCACCAACGACAATCAATCTAACATCGGGGCGCTGCACAATCTCATCACGCAATCCAGCGGATCCAGCCATTTGATAACAAATAAATCCGCCCGCACCTGCTAACCTTGAGTCATTCCAAGTGAACCACTCAGCACCGTAACCTGTGTGCAAT